CAACGGTGGCTCCCAGGGCTTCGATTTCATCAGCGCGAGTAGTGGACCGGAGTCGCTGGGCCGCAACTTCATTACAGGCGACCGCATACGCGCGCGTGCGCAGGGCTCGACGTTCACACTCTCTTGCATCGATGCGAGCAACGTTGTGACGGTCCTCGGGGTCTACGTAGACACCAACATTGCCAGTGGCAACTGCGGCATAGGTGGTTTCTTTCGGCTCGGCGACGGCGCCAACCAGGCCCACTTCTGCTTCGAGGACTTTGCGATTACGGAGGTCTGATGGCTATTCGCGTTTACCTAATGCCGCGCATTGGCTCAGGCCTCAGCCACCTCGATGCGCGCCGGCCGAAGTATCCGCTGTCGAAAGCGCGGTGCATCCGCTGTGGGCAGGAGATGTTCTGCGTGGTCATCGCAGACGTGACCAACGCCGAGCACACTGCAGTGAGCGCCAACGCGGACGTGCGTGCATTCCCGGCGGATCTGGATACCACAGTGAACGCCGGCGCGCGCACGACGATCGTCGACACGCTCGAGGCGATGCGCGTGCCTGCGCAGTGGGTCACGGTAGGCATGACCTACCGCGCGCTGCTACGTCGATTGGTAGGCATGTTCTTCGTACTGCAGTCGCTCGAGGAAAGGAACATTCGTTTGCTGAGCGCCAACCTCGATGCGCCGGTGAGCTCGCTTGCCGTCGGCGCGCGACAGGCGCTCGAAGGCGTTGGGCTAGACCTGTCGTTTGACTCGAGTGCAGTGCACGGCTCGACGTCGCTGCGTGCAGTCCTTGCCGGCATCGGCGCCCAGTTCGCCGCGCGTAGCTTCAAAGCGCGGGGAGTAGACCTGTGACAGTCCTATTCACCGATCCGGGGACCGGCGCCGACCAAAGCCCGCTCTCTGGGAACTTCACGACGCTCGCGCCGTTCAACGGGCTGCGCCGTACAACGAACCGCTTTGGCAACATCACAGCCAGCAGCGATTCGGCTGCACTGATCACAGCAGGCACCTTCCCCAACGATCAGTGGTGCGAGGTCGAGGTAGGTGTGCTCGGCACACCGGACGGCGGGCCGCTACTGCGCGGATCGAACACCGGTAACGGCGTATTCATTACTTCCTACGACGCACTGCAGGTATACGCGTTCTCGATTGTGGCAGGGTCCTTCAACCAAGAAGACAACGACACCGGCACCTACGTGTTGGGTTCCATTGTTTACTTCGAGGTGCAAGGCAACGCTTATATCAGCAAGGTCGCCGGCGTCACGATCAACTCCTTCACGTTCACCGGCCTGGCGAGCGGGCGGCCGGGCATGTTCATGTACGATGGCACGCTGCGGTTCATCAACCTGCGCGCCGGTGACTTCGCGACAGGCAGCGACATCTCGCCCACGGGCATCGCCTCACCGCGTGCAACCGGTTCACACACCATCGCAACGGCCGGCGGGCAGACGATCTCGCCGACGGGTATCGCTTCTCCTCGTGCGACCGGCTCGCATCACGTGCAGAAGGAAGTCGCTTCCGCCGGCATCCCGAGCGCGGCTGTGTATGGTGCCCATACGATTCAGGACGTCATCCTGAACCTCGCGCCGACCGGCATCGCGTCGCCGCGTCAGACAGGCTCGCACGCAGTCGCCGACGTTGTGCTGAACGTCTCGCCGGCCGGCGTAGCGAGCGCCCGAGTAACAGGCTCGCACGTGGTTGCTAACGCGGCCGCGCAGTCGATCACGCCGACCGGTGTCGCCTCGCCGCGTGCGACCGGCGCGCATTCCATCCAGGACGTGATCCTGAATCTGGCGCCCATCGGCGTTGCGTCACCGAGCGCCCTCGGCTCGCACGTCGTCACGACTGCAGGCACCATCACGATCTCGCCCACCGGTGTCACGAGTCCGCGGCAGACCGGCAGCCACATTCTTGCCCAGCCGTCGCAGTCGCTGCTGCCCACAGGCGTCTCGAGCGCGCGCACGACAGGCACCGAGGTCATTGCCAACGTAGCGCCGCAGCAGCTCAGCATGCAGGGTGTGCCGACAGCGACTGCCTTCGGTTCGTTGATTGTCTCCAATGGAACAAAGATTCTGGCGCCGGCCGGCGTCCCTTCCGCCGTGACCTACGGGTCCCTAGTAATCACCACGGGCAACGTGAAGCTAATACAGCCGGCCGGCGTCGGGACCGCATCCGCTCTGGGTACTCCTACACTCGCACCCACTACTCCTCAATCGTTGTTGTTCACCGGGGTTGCATCTGCTCGCGCTGTCGGCTTTCATGGGATCACGCAAACGCCGCCACCGGTGTTCGTGCAATACTTGGGAGAGACGCAGTTCAGGCTGATCACCAATTACACGGTGTTCACATTCGAGCGAGGAGTAGGCAGTGGCTAGCGCACGTCCAGCAATCAACGAGCAGTCGTACTGCGGCGTACGCGCTGCGCACTACGACGAAGATGGTTTGCCTCTGCAGCCGGCATCGCTTCGCTATCGTCTCGACGACCTTACTAACGAGCGGGCAATCCTGCCGTGGACTGTCGTCAATTCCCCCACACCGGTGAACCTCATTCAAGTCACTGCTCTCCAGAACAGTATGTCCTCGGTTCGGTTGCGCGCTCGAGAGATCCGGCGTGTTACTTTAGAGATCGTCGACGACAGCGGGCAGCCGACTTATCACCTGTACGAGTACGATGTAGTCCGCCTGACGACGGTGCCTTGATGATCGACAAGACGCAACTAGTATTGGTTAACCCGCCGCCGTCGCAACCGCCCGGCATGTTCAAGCGGCTCGCGCAGGCCGTCAGCGTCGCGCTATCGGGCGGTTACTTTACGCCCGAACAGCCGGCCACGCCGCAGCAGCCTGAAACCAAGGGTCGGCAGTTCGACTATCCGGCCGGCTACAATCTTTACTACCAGCCGCGGCGCGATTCAGGCCTGACCTTCGAGACGTTGCGCAACTTCGCTGATGGTTACGACATCATGCGATTGATTATCGAAACGAGGAAGGACCAGATCGCCGGCTTTGAATGGTCGATCGTGCCGGCCGACGAACCCGGCAAGGCCCCAGGCAGCGCACCGACGAAGGCAACGCCCGAGCAGCAGAAGCAGATCGAACAAGTAACCGAGTTCCTCAAGTACCCCGACAAGCGTTTGCCGTGGCACACGTGGATCCGAGCAGTCCTTGAGGACCTGTTCGTGCTCGACGCGATTGCGATCTGGCCGACCTTCAATGGCAAGATCCCGCACGCGCTCGAGCGCATGGACGCCGGCACGCTTAAGCTGGTGATCGACGAGCAAGGTCGCATCCCGGAACCGCCGTGGCCGGCTTACCAGCAGAACATCAAAGGCGTCGTGACGTCCGAGTACACGCGCGAAGAACTCTGCTACTTCATGCGCAATCCGCGCAACAACAAGGTCTATGGTTTCTCGCCGGTCGAACAGGTCCTGATGACGGTGAACATCGCCTTGCGTCGTGAGATCTCGCAGCTGCAGTACTTCACTGAAGGCAACGTGCCCGAAGCAATTGCCGGCGTGCCTGAGACCTGGGATTCTTCTACCATTGCTCAGTTCCAGAAGTGGTGGGACACGCTGATGGAGGGCGACACTGCTGCGCGCCGCCACCTCAAGTTCATACCCGGCGACGCGTCCAAAGTGCAGATGCTGCGCACGTCCGAGGACATGCTTAAAACGGTGTTCGATGAATGGCTGGTCCGCATCATTTGCTATGCCTTCAGCACCTCGCCGACGCCGTTCATTCAGCAGGTCAACCGCAGCGTGGGCGAGACGGTGCAGGACGTTGCCAACGAGGAAGGCCTCGTGCCTATGCTCGACTTCCTGCGCGAGATGATGAATTTCATCATTCGCAACGTCATGCGGCTGCCTGGTGTGCAGTTCCGTTGGAACCTGCAAGAGGACGTCGACCCTGCGACGCAGAAGGAGATCGACGTCGCTTATATGGAGCACGGCGTCTACAGCATCGACGACGTGCGCGCGCGTAAAGGTCTCGAGCCGCTCGGCGTGCCGCCGATGATCTGGACGAGCGGCGGGCCGGTGCCGGTGTCGATGTTCATCGACGGCACTGCGCCGAACCAACGGCCGCCTCCCGCGCCGACCGATCCGTTTGGCGATCCGCTCGACCCCGACGACCCGGATGCAGAGGAAGATCCGGAAGCCGATCCAGAGAATAAGGAAGGTCCTCCGAAGCCGCCCGCCCAGAAGAAGGAGGTTGGTGCGCGAAGCGCGTCCCCCTTTCGCTATGGCAAAAGCCTCGCGTCGCAAACGGCGTCACGGAACCGGCGTGGAGGCCGGCATCTCAGGTCGCGTTAAAGTATTCCAAACCCGAATCGCGGCCGCGCTCGAGCAGATCGCAGACAAGACCATCGAGCGTCTCCTTGCAGCGTGGCCGACCGATGTCGAGAAAGGCACCTGGGCTGATCGAGTACAAGCGCTCATCGATGCGGCCGTACTTGACGGGGACTTTAAGGTACTAGAGACCACCGTCGACAAGGAACTGCGCAGGCAGTTCAAGCGTGCCGGATTCTCTGCAGCCATGACCATGCGCGTCCCCGACGACGACAGTCTGGTGGAACTGATGGACCCGCGTGCGACCGAGTACGCGCGTGCTCGAGCAGCCGAGCTGGTCGGCCGTCGCGTCAAAGCCGACGGCACCATAGTAGACAACCCAAACCCACAATGGGCCATCACCGACAGCACGCGCGAACTACTCGGCAGCAAAATCGAGCGCGCGCTTGAGGACGGTTGGAGCGCCGACAAACTGCGCACCGAGATCCGCAACTCCTTCGCGTTCAGCGATCGGCGCGCGCGTGCAATCGCTCGCACAGAGCTCGCCTTCGCGCACGTTGCCGCGCACGAGGACGTCGCGCGTGAGCTCGGCGCCGTCGGCAAGCGATCGTTGCTCGGCAGTGAGCACGCCTCCGACGTGCCCGAGGGCTGCATCTGCGACGATGCAGCGGCCGCAGGCATCGTGGGCTTTGACGAGGAGTTTGTCCCTGGCTTCAAGGCCGCGCCGTTTCATCCCCACTGCGTGTGTGACGTGGAGTTCATCTACGAGGGCGACCCGCGCCTCTCCAAGCTGAGCAAATCGCTTGTGGACGATCACGCGCACGTCGCTGCGACGAGCATGACCAACCTGCGACCGGCGCCGACCGACCCACAGAAGGAAGCCGGCAACTACAAGATGGGCCACGCGAAGA